TTATATCTCTAAAACTCCCTCTTCTACTAAACTATCAACTAATTCTAATATATCTTCTGATACAACATCTTCTTCTACATCAAATTCTTGCATAATTTCTTTACACACTTCTCTAATACTACTAGTCATTAACTTTTCCCATATTATCTTTGAAATTCCATCTAGATATATCCACTGACTATTTTTATGGTTAAAAATATATACGAATTCAAGATTTGGCTCAATTTGCCAAGATATAAATTTTGAACATCTAACTCTCTTATCCATTATACTATCCCCTTCCACGTATAAATAACTTTCTTTCCAACCTCAACTCTTTGTTAGTTTATGTTAAAATTTATATTTTGTCAATGTCAATAATCCCCATTTGACTACTTTTCGTATAAATATACAAACTTCATATTACATATCTAGTACTATAATAGCTACGCATCTTGCGTAGCTACATTTTTATTATTCATTATTCAATAAATTTTTTAATTCATTAATCATATCTTCAATAGATTTTACTCTATCCCCTATCCCAGATTGCATCTTGGGTTTCTTTTCTTTAATCAATTCTATTTCTTTGTCTTTTCTCTCTTTTTTATCGCCTATTGAGTAAGCTAATTTAAATTTAAGCATAATATTATCTTTTTCAAGCAACTCCTTATCGAATCCAAGATATCCTTCTCCTTTTACTATTTCATATAAATGCGTAGCACATCTTACTAAAACAAATACAGATTCTCCAACATAAAGCAATTCTTCTTTATCATCTTTTTGTATATATATTTCATATATACCAGCCCTAATTGCTTCTACAAATTTGTCTTCAAAAAAACTTACTTTCATATTCATTAGAATATCGCCTCCATCAATTTTTTTATTACATAAGTATAATATCTTCTATAGATTTATCTAATTATTTAAAACTCACTCCACATATCCGCCATCTTAACTATTATTTCATCCATCGTTGTACTCTCATATGTATCGCCATTATTCTTCTTATTATTCATCTCTTCTCTTTCTTTTTTATTTACTATATTTTGAACATTACCAACCACCGCCCCAAATAACATACTAGTAACCTTCTCCATGACTTCCTTTTCTATTGTATCCTTTAACTCATCATTCATCTTCATTACTTCCCTCTTAGTAACTAACTTCTCCCTATCTTCATCTGCAATATTAGTTAATTCTTGAATCTCTGTTCCTTGTATTATCTTATACAAACATTCTATTATAAAATTAACTCTAGACTTATGTATATCCAGATTAAGATTTACTAGTGTTTGGTGAACTAACAAATGTTTAGGGTTTTTAAGATTAACCCTAAACGTATGCTGTATCGTATCAACTCTTGCCATTATACCTACCTCCCATTTCTCAATGATATTCTTGCTAATGTTTCATATCCTTTTGCATTAGCCTTAACATCATATATATACTTAACATTTCTTATTCTAAACTTTCCAAAGTTCTTTATTACTCTTGCTCCTCCACCAACAAATATAATAGGTGTTGTATCTAAATTATAACCACTTTCTATTAATGAGTTATATACCATATCTGTAAATCTAATCATCTCGCTATCTATTATTTTCTTATACTTATCATCTAATAATGTTGTTCCTGTAAGTAGATATTCTTCTATATCCACCTCATCTATGTCTCTATTCATTAGCCTCATACTTATTCTCTTCATTCCATTCACACACTTAATCAGACCCTCATTTTGAGTATTACATTTAGTATCATCTGGTGCCTTATCTAATATAGGCATATAATCTATAGTCCATGAACCTATATCTACTACCAAAGCTCTTCTGCCAAACGAAGGTATCTGACTTACAACTGCTGCATAACACTGCGGATATACACTAACTCTTAAGATATTCACTGAATATATCTTTTCTTCAAACTTAAATGTTATATGTTCATTCTTTGATAAATACTTAATAAAGTCTGCTTTTTCTTCACTAAATCTAGTAAGTGGTAGACCTACTGCAAGTACTACATCTGCTTCATATGTACCTCGTCTTTTTAGTTCCTTTGCAAGAGCGGCTAATGTAAGAAGATAAAAATTCTCATTCTCTACTTTTGAATCTTTTACATCTAATCTCTTTCCACCGACTTTATAAAACTTTCCTTCATATTCAAGTACATTATCATAAAATGCAGGCTCATTAACTATCTCTTCTATAGCAGTTTTAAAGACTTCATTAACTGTTTTTATATGACTCCATCCGTGGTCTATACCTATTACTTCTATGTTATTCATTGTTCTTATTCCTCCTATTTTCATACTACAATACTGTTTCTACTTATTCCTATCTACTTTTTACTTGCTCTTTGTGCCATTGTTTTACCAATTCTTCTATTAATTCCACCTTTTGTTTCTCTGAATAATCTGATGGAAAGTACTTATTTAACGTATCTGATGTAATCTTTATTTGCTCCCTTTGATTAGGTTTCTCTTCTTCTAATATGTTGTATATCTCATCAATATCTAATCTGTTATGTTGACTAAGTCTCTTTAATCTATTAGCTTGTGATAAGGATGGTGTACATTGTTCCATATCCATTACTGTATATAATTCATACTGTTCTTCTTCATTAAGAAATGAAATTTCAACTGCTACAGTAAATGCAATCTTACCTTCATCAACCATATCTAATATCTTAGGTATAAGATTGGTTAATCTTATATATCTAGCTATTTGATTTCTACTTTCACCTATTTGCTTAGATAATCTTTCATCAGCTCTTTCATTCTTAGTGTTTTTTATTAACCAATTCCCCTCTTCATCAACTCCTTGTTTTATCTCATGTAAACATAAAGTGGGGTTATCTATACCTAACTTTGTCCCAACTTGAGACAAAGTTAAATCATTTCTTTTCCCTTGTCTCTTCATTGCCTCCAATTCCATTTTATAAGCAAATGCCTTTTCACTAGGTTTTATATGTTCTCTTTGCAAATTACTATCAACCATTGCTATAACTGCCTGACAATCATCTAGCTCTCTTACTATAACTGGCACCTCATTTATTCCTGCCCACTCAAATGCCATTTTCCTTCGATGTCCTGATATTAATTCATATCCCTTTCCATTTGGATTAGTTCTAGCTAATAACGGAACTAACACGCCATCTTTTTCTATACTCTCCATAAGCTCATATAATTCTGTATTAATTTCTACTTTAAAAGGATGTTCTTTAAAATCAACTAACTCGTTTAATCCAATATTTATTATTTTATCTTGAAAATTGTTTTTCTTACTTTCTATTGCCGACTGTTGTATCCCTAAGGAACAGTCCTTTTTATCTTTGCTCATTTTTAAGCCACTTCCTCACTTTTTATTATTTTGTTTTAGGATAGAAAAAACCGCCCATTCTCAAAAGCTTGAAAATGAACGGTTTTTATACCTTACTTTTTAGTTTTATAATGAAAATAAATACAATATATTAACTCTACTTTGATGTGTTCCCACACACTATATCCATAACTACAGACACATTAATTCCGTCAGAAATTGATTTTTTTCTTGAAATCTCACCATCTCTTTGGAAGTTAGAAACCCGTCTAAAGTGCCTAAATGAAAGGATTTTTACATATCTACCTTCTGTAGTACACACACAGTCTCCACATGTCTTGTTTATCGAGATAAAACTATTTATTATTACTTATCTTTATTTATTGTACTATATTTTTATCTGTTTTCAATGATTTTTAGGTTACTAAATACCTTTTTATTACTTATTATTATTTATCGTTATTTTGTTTTACTTGTTGTATGTGTACATTTTGTGTACATTGTCCACAAAATCAAAAAGAGTACATTAAATCTAGTACTCTTTTAAATAAATCCTTTACATACTTTTCTAGCTCACATTCACTCATATTCGAATGCCCCTTTACAAAAATGTCTACTACACTTTTTATTAATTAAATCATATTCTAACTTTATTATCCCAAATTTCTCTTTTTCCAGTTCCTCCTTGCTATTTGTAACATACAAATTTTCACATATACCCTTATATTCTTTAAGAACAGTCTCCTTAGGTAAATCTTGTCCTTTATATAGAGTTGTGCATACTTTTTCACTATATGTTACATATTTAAGAAGTTCCTTAGATTTATCCGTTCCATGATGTGGTAATTTTAAATAATTTAATATTAGCGGGGAAAACTTACTGTATACATTGTCTATTATTTCACCTGTCATATCACCAGTAAATAAAAAACCCGTTTGACCTAATGACATCAAAAACGATATAGAATAATCGTTAGGTCTAAATTTTTGATTCATTTTTTTTCTAATAATATTTGATGGTGGTGTATAAACTTTCATTTGTAATAAATAGTCCTCTGTCCCCTTTCTAAATACTATATCTTCAAAGAGCATCATATCTTTCCCAGTATCTGCAGTATAAACTCTTTCTTTTTTAACTTGTTCATTCATTGTATTATATATCTTAGCCAAACCTTTTCTTTTGGGTGGATCATAATCAAATACTCCCTCTGGTAACCATATTCTTGTATTACTTCCACTATATGAATTAACTATTTTATCTAATCCTTTAGAATGATCCGTATCTGGATGTGACCAACATATAAAATTTAAATATTCTACATTATTCTTTTGTAATATATCAATTGTTTTATTTATATATTTGCCCTTTCCCCTTATTTCATAGCAATCTATAACACCTGAATATTTCACATTATTATCTACTTTTATTAATATTACAATAGACTCTCCTTCATTCCTATAACCTATCGTATATATTTCTACAATCAGACTGTCTATTATAAAAATTGGAGTTCCTTTCAATTGATTACTCGACATTATTAAAACTCATAACCTTTCTTCCTTCTCTATAAGTATGTACCTCAATAGTAGAAGTTCTTACATACTTTTTTTTAGGTGTAAAAATATATCCTCCAACTCTTTTATCATTCTGTATTTTTTTATTATCTTTTGCAACAAATTGTATCACTTTCTACCACCTTTTTCTCTTTTCTTTAGCATCTTATTTAAAACTTTATGTTTATTACTATTTTGATTAATATTTTGCTCATTAGGTGTTACCCCAACTATTTTTTTATCACTAAAATTTCTATTACATAATCGCACTAAAAAATCTCTAGTTAATGATTTTAGGTATATATCATCTAACATATTATTCATTCTTTCTAAATAAGTATCAAAATCAGCTTGCTCCAATAAGGAATTTTTTATAATCTGACTATCATCAACATACACTATATAATCTAAAATAATTTGATATAACTCTTCAGATGTATGTTTTTTCTCATTATAAGCCTCACCAAATTGCATTTGCGTATTAAATTCAACATTTACTTCTTCTTTATTTAAACGAATATTCTTATCACTAAATATAACCTCTTTCATATCTAGTTCATTTTTAAACATATATTCTGGAAAAACCATTTGTGAAAAATATTCATTTAAATGCTCTAACTCTCTCAAGTAACAAATATTTACCTTTCTTACATACATCTTCATTGGTACAAAATACCCTGATACTTTTTTCAATGCCATTATCAACAATGTGAAAATACCCGTATACTTTTTAATACTTTTATAATTTTCAATTTTATCTGTAATTTGAACACAATCACTAGCTATGAGTATTTCTGTCCCATTTTTGTTTGCATATCTACAAATTGGATTAATAAAATCCACTAACTTTTCTCCTAAATTTTTTTCCATAAAATCATATTCTACTTTTTCATCAAAATCTTCATATATAGAAAAACCTCTTTCCAACAATTCCCCCCTAATAGTATCGATTCCTTCTAATATTTCATTTTTTCTCAATCCTCTAAAAAATAGTTTTAATTCTATTTTTTTCAAAAAAGAATTTTTCAAATTCTCTATTTCACTATTATTCATATCTCTCACCTTCCATAATTAAGCTTACTATAAAATATAAACCAATTTATTCCCAGCATAGCCCTCATAAATAATCTTATCTATTAAATCGGTCATTACTTATACTTTTTACATACTACTACATTATATTTTATTATATATTTTTTTCAACTCAATATATAAAATTTTATATTTATTTTATATATACTTTTTTAATCTTTTCATGAATTTTTAATGATAAAAGCATATTAATAATTATTAACATGCTTTTATCATTTATATCCATTTTTTATTACTATTTATTCAAATACTTTACGGCCACCCAAGAATTAATTCCACCCAATAGAGCTTCTTTTACATTCTTATGCGTTTCTACCTTCTGTACTTGATATTTCTTCTTTAGTACACTATCTGGCACTTTTTTACCTCTTGTTTTAGCTAATCCACCATATACAGCTCCACTCTTTATACAAACTGTATCACCTTTTTTTATAGTATTATCCTTTACTGTAGTTTTCTTAAGCTTAAATTGTGTAATAATAGCATTTGCTATACCTTTGCACATTTCATCTTTCTTTTCGCTATATATTTTCATATCATCTGCATCATCTATAAAGCATGTCTCCAATAAAGCTGAAGAAGTTCCTGCTGCTTTTGCTTTAGATATTACTGTATAATTCTTTCTTTTAACACCACGATTCTTTAATCCTTGTTTTGATAATTGTTCAAGTATCTTATACTCAACTCCAACTGTCTTTTCAGCTATCGTAACATATATTTCTGTACCTATAGTTTTACCATTACCTTTTATGTCTCCAACTGCTGCATTAAAATGTACTTCTAATACATAGTCATAATCATTAAAGTCAACTTTCAATGATTTATTTTGTATATCCTTATATGCGTTTCTTTCTGTAGGATATAGCGTTACTGTTGCATATCCAGTTAAAGCTTCCTTTATCTTCTTAACCATGTATATAGCTTCATCTGCTTCTACTCCTAGTTTTGTACTTGCACCTGGATCACCTGCTCCATGACCACTGATTAATAATATTTTCATATATCTTACACCTCTTAAAGTATTTTATTTTTTCATCTTTGGTCATAAAATCACTATTTTTTCAAAAATCGTTCCAAAAAAGCAACAAAATGTATCATTTTTATCATTTTTGTTCTGTTTTTATAAATTACGTTTCATTTTAGGATTTGTCGTGATAAAATTTCATACTTGTTTCTAATGTGCTTACTCTCGATTTTAATTCCTCGATTTGTTCACTATGTCTATTCAAACGATTATTTTGAAATTCGCTATCTTTACTCAACGCATCTATGTTATCATTTAGTTTTTGAATAACAATTCTTAATTCATTAATAGGCTGTACAAATTTTAATACTGTAACAACAAACCCTAGAATCGTTGAAAGTGCGATTACTCCATAGCCGATTAATTGTGCTTGCTCCATAACTCCACCACCTAACTATTAGCCTTGCGTTCAAGTGCTTTTTGAGTGATGTCATTGTCTTTCCACCAAGCAACTAAAGATGCTGCTGTGGTAAATATGAACGATATTACTTGCGTTAATTCTTCATTATCAATAGGTAGTGGAGACTTACCAAAAATGGCAAGTCCACTATTTACTATTGCTAAAACTAAGCAAGCTGTCCTTGTAATTGTTCCTTTAGATATTTTTCTTTTCATAGGCTTATACCTCACTATTTAAATAGAACTTTTATAATATTATCAGTTATTCTTTCTAATACTCTATATGCCTTTGCACTTGAATACTCGCAAGCTGTAGCAATACCACCATCACTTACTGTGCAATATCCGTTTTCTTGGCAAGTGCCATCATCACGAACGGATAAGACACCTATCATTCCTATTGCAGACCACTCTTTTCTTTTTGCTCTTTCTTCGTATGGTTGATTAGGATTATACTCTGGGTTTTCTTTGTACTTAGTACCAGTTTTAGTAATTATTTCTTCTTCTCCTGTTTCTGAATTGATAACTGTTTCCTCATACTCAAATGTTTCTTCAATAAATCGTCCGAACTCGTCATAAATGTATCTACCTCTCCAACATTCGTCACCATTACCAATTATGCAAGGCAATCCGCTTACAATTCCTAGAATATAATCATCTGTTGCATTTGCTTTTCTAATTTTTTGCTTTTCATCAAATGTAACAAAATATCCTACTCTATCTTCGTTATCTTCGTTACCATCTACCCATTCAAAATATTCTGAATAGTCTGCTCCAGTGCTTATTGCTGAAGCTCCAGCATAAATTTGGCCATTATAGTTAACTCTGAAAGCATTTGCTCTTGTCGAAGATGTACCATTACCAATACACAATGCTGTGCCACTTATTCCACTACTCGAACCCATAGTTGTATTTATGTAATTGTTATAATGTCCTGTCACTAGCTGATATTCTAACCCAATATTGTTATTGCCAAATACATTAGTTGTTGGTGTATGCAAATTGTTTTCGCCTGCAACAATACTTTCAAACTTTACTTTACCAATTTTCTTAACATTCCTTTGTTCGTCTATTGCAATCATTTCAGTATAGCTATCTTCTTTAGTATCACCATATTGTTTGAAATCTCTAAAGTATTGACTTCCAGCAACATAATATCCACTTTTTAGAATAAGCACACCTTTATATTTTACAAGGTCTACTCTACCCATCGCTTGATATATAGAGCCTTCTTTAACCCAACTTGTTCCATCAAAAGCATACAAATGATTAAAACAGCTTGTATTTGAGTTCCATCCACCTGCTAAATATATTTTGTTATTCCATACCGCACAACCTGCTTTACCAAATTGGTACGAAGAACCATTTAAAGGAAGTGTTCCTGCGTTTTCCCATGTGTCTGTAGCAATCTTCCACTTAATATGATACCCACTAGTACTTTCTAAATAAATTAAATGTAACTCTCCTTCATAAGTCACCGCTACGCCTGAATAACACGCATACGGCAAATTATTTTTTTGTGTCCAAGTGTCTGTTTCTTCATCCCATATATAATGTTTTTGTGCTTCAGTGCTCCCATTACCACCGAACATATGTAACTTGCCCCCATAGGAAGCTATACACGCTTGTGAAGAACCTTGCGGTACATCGGCTAACTGTGTCCATGTATCTGTTTCTTCATTCCACTTGTAATGTTTACTACCATATAACACATGAAGTTCATTAAGGTGTTCTGTCGCAATTTTATATTGTCCATTAACACTAAAAGGCATGTCAGCAAGTTCTACCCAATTTTTTGTACTTTCATCCCATTTATAATGTTTTTGTGCACCGTACGAACCTTCTGCTGAACCTAACGCATGTAACACATCATTCACAACAACCACTAAGCCCGGTGGATATGAGTAAGGAGTAACTGTAATATCTGTGCCAACCCACCCCTCAGCTAAAAAACTTATTTCTTTTACATCAAAACTATCCAATGTTGCAATTTTTTCTTCTTTATAAAACGATAGTGTAACATCCCTATAATCTCCGTTTTCGTCTTTCACTTCTAAGGTGTTATCTTGATACCTTATCCCATGCAAGCCTTCTTCTGAAGCTACACTTTCCTCTAGATGCTCTGCCATAGTATCTAGCTTTTTATCAATAGCATCCAAATCCTTGAACTCTTTTATGGTTTCTACAGCCTCTTCCACTTCTGCTACAGTTTCATCAATAGTTTTTTTAGTAACTTCTATTTCCTCTGATAGAGTATCTGCTGCTTCCAGAACTGCATTACCAACTTCTATCGCATCTGACAGTTCCTGTTCTGTTGTATCAATTTCATTAAACTTTTTTATCAAAGACTGATATTCATTCTCACTTGTCATTCCGTTAGCTGTAATTACTGAAGTATCTACTTTTAAATTAAATGTCCAACTGGCTATGTAACTATCTAATTCATAAATAGATATTGCACATTCTACTATTCCTGCACATGTTGTCATTTGCTCTGATACTTCTGCAGTTACTAGATTATTTACAAATGTACAATCATTAAGTATCTCTGTCCCATCTGGTTTACGACATTCTATTCTTACAGTAGAGTTTTCAGCTATGTTATATGGCTCACCATCGTTCAATAGTGCTATTAATAATTGCCTTTTTTCTCTATCGTATTGTTTAACACGTATAGTCTTCTCAACAGAGTATCTAGCCAAATCAAAGACCAATTTTCCTACTATCATTTTTCATATCACTCCTGGTAGAATTTTTTAAGGAAATTTCCTAATTCAATTTCCTGATTCTCTTTCGTAATACAATTCCATTTTATTCTTATAGCCCTTGCTGCAGTCTCGATATTAATTAATTTATGTTTACAGCTTACTGTATCTCCTAAATTAACTTTCTCTAGCTGGCTATAGTTCTTATACTCTTCAGTAGTTGATAATTCAACCATATTGACTTTGTAATTTACTAAAGGTTTATCTATATTTTCTTCAGTAAATTTCTTTCTGCAAGCTTCCCTTAAGGCTTCATATAAATGTTCTAATGTCCCATATCCAATTTCATCTTCAGAACAGTCACTTTGAAGTTTAATATCATCAAAGTTAATAAATTCTGATTTTACTATTGCATAGTCATTTACCAAGTCACTATCTACATACACTTCTGGAAGCATATATCCATTGTAAGCAGTAGGAATTATTCTTGTAACAACATTCTCTATTGATATATCCTCTTCTATTTCAGTTAGATTATGACCGAACTCTGCTCTAAGTCCTTTATCTTCTCCTAACTGTTTCATAACATATAAATCATAGTTATTATAGAGTCGTTCTCCACCCCACACAGATAGAAAACTATCTTTATCTGCTGCCAATGCACTTATTACATTTACCTTTTCAAGTGTTAAGCTATTAACATCTTCAATATCTGAATATGTTGTAATAACACTATCTTCAAATATCTCTGCAAGAGCTTCATTACCTTTCTTATCTGTTATAGCTTTATTTACTATAAATTCTCCTATACTATCAAAGAATACATGTCTTGCATAAACCACTATCTTTCCATTATTCTTTTTAGTATTATATATTCTAAATAATTGCTTATCTGAATATGCTGTAGGTGTTGCTATAATATTATCATTAACAAGATATTTCCATCTGCCCTCTTCATCATATTCATGTTCCAATTCTATTTGGTTAATCCCTTCTAGATCATATTCATGAATACAACTTGATGGTATTAATGTCATATCTCCATTATTGATATAATTTTTATTATCTTTAACATATACTTGTATCATATTGTTCTCCAATTAGGTGTTATATTTAACACAAAGCCTTCACTTACAGAAATATCATTGAATCCGTTCTGAAGAATCAAACTATCATATTCTCCAGCAATAGAACTGTTTGCTATATTATTTTGTTTGTCATAGCATAGCCTTGCTTGTGATAAAATAGTTAATTCATCTTCAATAGTGGCCACTACAGATTTTCCATTAATGTTTAACATACATTCTCCATTTCCAGTAATTCTATACACTGGATATGTAAATTCATATGGATTATATAATGTCTCTGAAGTAATTTCTTTTTCAATTAATCCATCACTTCTGTATGAATATGGCTCTACTTTAAATACAACACTAAATTCACCTTTTCGTTTAATTTTTCTTTTCACATCACTCATAGTCACAGTTTTAACATTATAATAAAATTCTGGATCATCTGACATTATCAATTTCTTATCTTCTTTTCCAAATAACCAAGTTCTTATTTTTCTAAGCTTGTCTGTGAACTCATCTGGATTACATGCAAAATTAAAATCAACGGTTATTTCTATATCACCATAAGTTCCCTTATCCTTATGTAATTCTCCATCCCTACCCTCTATTTTTATAGCTTCTATATCCTTAACTGGCGTAGGAATGTTTGGTCTACTAATTATTGAACATTTATAATCCAAATTTGATTCATTATTATAAAATATATGATATGTAGCCCTCATCAGCACACTCCTTTCGCCAAATTATAATCATTTTTATCTTTAGTTATACCATTTACTACTTCCTTCTTTACTTCTTTAGCAATAACCTTATTATCCAACGTAGTTGTATTGCTTGTGTATACAGTTACATTTATAGTGCTATCATCTGTATACTGTTGCGTATTAATATTACTATTAATAGCTTCTACTTGAGATAATTGATTAAGTTCCGTTATTGGATTTACTAAAGGAACTGATACTTCTTGAATTGCAGTATTTACAGCTTTTATAGCATTACTTGCAGATGACATTATGCCATCAAAAAAGCTTGTTAAATAACTTTGGAATCCTGCATTTTCTGATTCTATACCTTCCTTTAATCCAGTAACTATTCCTGCACCTACTTTTACAGATGTTTCTTTTGTAGTTGCTCCTAATTCCTTAAGTGATGCATTATAATCTTTTTCTAATTGATTTAATTCTTGATCTGCAGTCTTAACTAAGCTTTGTATTTCTTCAGCACACTCAGTTCTAAATTGAGCATATTCAACTAATGCTCTATTGTTCGCTAACTGATTTTTACCTTCCCATAATTGCACATACTTAGTTAATTCTTCATCTGTCATAGCAACCAATGTTTGAATATCAGCTAATGCACTAACACCCATGCTCTGCAATTCTTCAAGAAGTCCTGTATTCATTCCTTCTCTACTACCTAATGTTCTTAAAGCAGTATCCCAGTCATATAATGCTTGTACTTGTCCTTCTAGATTAGTTAGTAAATCTGCTGCACTCTTTTCTGTTGTTGATGAAAATGCATCAAATAATGACATTGACTGAGTAATTGAATTAGCTCTTGATTTAATTGCATCATCATACTTATCTGTAACTGCTTGTATGTCTTTTATAAGATTCTCTTTAACAGAACTTACCTTAGATGCATAATCATCTTCAGCTTTCTTAATCTGCTCATTCAAATTATCTCTAACCGTTTTGTATTCAAGTAATGCATCCTTATAACCTTGCGTACCTTTTTTCATTGACTGCACAATTTTATTCCAATATGCTACTTCTGCAGTTAATGACATATCATTATACTTCTTATATGTATCAAGTCTTGTTTTAGCCGAATCATAAATAATTTGAGCATACTCTGCTGCTGTAAGTTTAGCCTTAGCATATTTGTTTCTAATACCTTTTATTCCACCTTCAGCAAATTCCTCACCAATTTCTTTTTCTGACCTTTTAGATGGCGAATGTATATCTAAAGCTTCCTTTGCACTATCAACTATTCCACCAAAAAATCCTTTTATATTTTTTGTAAACTGTACTTTTGCATTTTTTATTCCATTCCATACACCATCAATTATGTTTTTTCCAATTGTTTTCATTTGTGTTGGAATACTCTTTGCTCCGTTTACAACACCATTTTTTAATTGAGTAGCTGCATTCTTTCCGGAAGATAATAATTGCGTGCCAAACTTTTTAACATTGGTTATACCACCCTGAATAGCCGACCATATTTTCCCTGGTAATTCTTTTAGTGAATTATACGCATTGTTTACAAAATCTCTAAATTTACCATTATTATTATAAAAATATGTAAATAATCCAGCGAATGGATTTATCAAAAACAATAATATAGAAGCCCAATTATTCTTAACAAAATTTATAACTGTGTTAAGAACCTGATTTACCTTCGTTCTAAATCCTGTACAATTATCATAGGCTAAATTAAATCCACCAGCTATTGGATTTACTAATAATAATAACAATGAAGCCCAATTATTCTTAACAAAACCTATAACTGTATTTAAAATCTGATTTACCTTCGTTCTAAATTCTGTGCAATTATCATAAGCTAGCTTAAATCCACCAAGTATTGGATTTGCTAAAAACAATAAAACACCTTGCCAATTTCCTTTTACAAAATCAATAAAACTAGATAATCCACCTTTTATATTTTCCCAGGCATTTATAAAGAAATTTCTAAATCCTTCGTTTTTCTGCCAAAGTAAAGTTATTGCTGCAACCACAATACCTATTCCTGCTGCTATCCATGCTAAAGGACATGCCATAAATGCTACATTAAATAATGACTGTGCTACCGTAGCACCTTGATTAACTAGTTGATGCATTAACACTGCTGTTCTCAATGCATTAAATGCTTGAACAACTGTTGTTATTAGTCCCGCAACCTTAAATACTGCAAATCCTACTCCTATTCCTAACAAAACAGATTTAATAATTTCACCATTTTCAGATATCCATTTAAATCCATCAATTACCATTGGCAAAGCTGCATTTGCAAAATCTGTCACACCTGTAACTAATGTTGCAAAATTCTTAGCAATACCATCAAACACACCATCTAATGCACCATTTTTTATACTTGTAGTCATATCAGATACATTTTTTGTAACTGAATCAATTGCATCTCCAATTGGCTGTTTAAATTTATCATAAATAGCAATTCCAAGTCCTTCTAGACCTGACTGAAATATAGTAATTTTCCCTTTTACATTATTATTTAATGTTGCGGCCATATTCTCAGCTGCACCTGTTGAATCATCTATATATCCACTTAATTCATCAAATCTTTTTCCAGAATTAGCTAATAAGGCATTTGCACTCTTTAAATCAACCTTATTAAAAATAGTATTTAATACTTGTGTCTTTTCACCATCTGTCATTTTAGATAATTTCCCATCTAAATCTTGGAAAATTTCATTCATAGGTCTAAGTTTACCTGAAGCATCATATACATCTAAACCTAATTGCTTAATCGCTTTAGCAGACTTATCTGTTGGTGCTGTTAATGCTAATATAATATTTCTAAGTGCTGTTCCACCTTCAGAACCTTTTATACCATTATCTGCTAATATACCTAGTGCAGTATTCATCTCTGTTACTCCACCATTTAACACCTTAGCAGTTCCACCAACAGTTAATATAGCCTCACCTAATTGACTAACATTTGTATTGGACTTTTGAGAAGTTTTAGCCATTTTGTCTACAAAACTTTCTGTAGTTCCTGCTACATCTCCAAGTGCCGACATAGAATCAGTTACCATATCAGATGCCGAAGCTAAATCCATACCACCTGCTGCAGCAAGATTTAATACTGTAGGAAGTGTTTCAACCGATTTATCTACATCATAACCAGCAAGTGCAAGATAATTTAATGCTTCTGCTGCTTCAGATGCACTAAACTGTGTTTCTTCTCCACACTTCTTAGCTGCATCCTCTAATTTCCTAAAACTCTCATCACCATTCTGTATCTGTTCAACAGTAAATCCCATAGTTGCTGCAACTTGTGACATTGATGATTCAAAATCCATACCTACATGCAAAGCAGCCTTTGACACATCAATAATAGCATCCTTAATTTTCCTAAGTCCTGCTACTATCAGGTCTGCAGCTACACTACTTTTTAGCAAATCTCCAAAAGTAACAGCTTTTTGCCCTGACTCTTGCATTTCTTTACCTGTATCATCAAGTCCTGCTTCTACTTTTTTCAATGAAATATTTGCATCATCTAGTTCCTGTTCATACTGAATTAATCCTGCCTTACTTTCATTTAATTTAGTTGTAGATTTATCAATGGCTAAAGATTGACTAGTTATAGCTTGTTCATTCTTTTTCAATGCCTCTTGCTTTTTCTCTAGTTCCTCTTTAGCCAATTTAGTTGCTTCATTATTCTCTCCCAGTTCACTCTTATTCTTCTCATAAGCAGTAGATAGTTTTTCTACCTCTTCTTTAAGTTGAGCATTTTTTTCTGTTAATTTATCCATTCTCTCTTGTTGAGTAGTTAAGTGCTTTTCTTGGGATTCTATGGACTGTTTTTGTAACTTTATTTTTTCAGTTAACTCAACTATTTTTGCTTTATAAACTCCTGCTGAATCGCCTGCCAATTTTGCTTGTGTTGCGCTTAATTTATATTCACTGCTAACACGTTTCATTGACTCAACCATAGCTCTCATCTGTTGTTGGAAGCTAGATGTTTGAGCAGTGACTCTCATACTTGGGCTTGCCATTCAAATCATTCCTTTAAGCTTTTCTCCAACTCGATCGAAAAATGAATATAATCCAACAAGTCTACTGCATCCGAATCTAAACACTCCTTATAAGAATTACCTATATTCTTAATTGCAATATAAATAATATTATCTAGATTCTTAGCATAGTTATCCCAATAACTTACCTCTTCATCTTCTATATATCCATTTTCCATGTCATATTCATCAAAAGCACTCTTCTCAACTTCTACACCTTGTGTACCACCTAATAAATTACTTATTTTACGCATTTTACTATTCAAATGTGCATCAATAATATTTACTATTTCTTTGTATACAAAATATATTTCATGCACCTCTAGTACATCTAGATCTAAATCTTGAACAAATATCTTTATCATAATTGAATACAACATTAATAAATCGATTTCATCTTCCGTCACATCAATTTTTTGCATTATGTGAATATATTTTTTATATTGATATACGTTTATCTTGCCTATATTTATTAATTTCCCATTAATCTTCAGACCTAGTTCAAAGAATCCATTAATATCGAATTTTTTTTTGCTACATCAGTCTGTAAATTAACTTTATTCATTACTTCAGCATTTATTAATGAGAAATGGAACATTATCTCTGGAACATCCAAATCATCATTAATATCATCAACTGTAAATGCATTATCATAAACAAATACAATAACTTCTACCATATCATCCAAATCTTCTTCTGTAAAAATCATTTTATCTGGATCATCTTTCGTTATCTTCTGATATGTATCTCTAAACTTTGCATATTTCGTTCTACTTATTTTTTCACAAGTATATTCTTGTCCTTTTACTGTTATCTTCATTACCTAATCTCCTATTCTTTAAAGGGGACATACTCGTCCCCTTATACTCATCTACTAAGATGTTGCTTCGTTTCCTGCTTCTGGATTTGTAATCTCTTCAGGATACTCTTGCACTTCTCCAAACCAATTATCAATTGCTGCTTTTGCATCTGTATAATCTTCTAATAATTGGCTCTCATCAACTGTAATAGCATATAATCTCTTCTTCTCACCATTTACAATGTCCTCTTTGTTACGTTGATACATAGTAAATGTGATTTTTTCTGACTGTGGTGTTTTCTTATCCTTAATTGTTTCATAGCTCTTTTCTGGTCTAGAAGCAGTTCCACAGTAATACCAGTTAAACTCATATTTACCGTTAGCTTGTTTTGCTCTAAAACCTACAGCTATCTCTTTAGCCTTATCATCACCTGATTTTAATAAATATCCTTTATTATAAAGACAGTCAAATAATAAAGCCTGGTCTCCTGGAGCTAACCTATTAACCTCTACTTCAATTTCAACTTTTTCAAAACTATCTACAGTATCTTCTACTGCATCATCTGAATAGATATCCTCTTTAGAAAAATTTTCTTTTACTGTAGCTGTAACTGCTCTTGCTAATCTTACAGGAACATCTGCAGCATAATTATTACTATCATTTGTAGTAACTAATGCTATTGCTAAATCCTTTAAACCAACAATACGTTTTCTTGTAAGTGTTTGCTCATTCTCTTTTAATTGATTCATGATAAATACCTCTCAAAATTATTCTTCAACTTCAAACCTAACTCTTAATGCTATATGATACAATTTATTCTCTGCCTCATAATCATTGTTACCTGTTATGTATTCAAAGTTTGCTTTCTTTAGTAATGCTTTAACTTTCTTTCTAAGCTTTTCACAAGATTCCTTACTCCATATATCAACCTGCAGATAATATTCTGTATCTTCATTACTATCATCTGCAAAATTAATATCTGCATCATTTAAATATATGAATGTAATATGAGTTTCATTTAGATCTGCATCATACCAACCTTCAAAAGCTTTATAGTCAGTTATAGATAATATATTCCCAATATATTTTGTTAAATTAAAATCATCTTCTGCTTCACACTCTTTAATAATCTCTTCAACTTTAACAATTTCATCCGAAGTTAATTTTACTTTACTCATCCTAATACCTCACTCAAAGCTTTCTCATATTCTCTACTCATAATAGCTTGCATCTCATCTTGTGAATTCTTTGTTGCATCTCTTATAAAATGCTTTGCTGTTTGATGTGGTGGTTCTGTAGATGTTCCAAACTCTTGAAATTTCATATAGAAATGCTCTGACCTATCACTTCTATCCCATCCGACAACACCAGATATTCCATAATCTTTACTTTTAGTTACCTTTTTAGGAACATTATCTCCAGCGTGTCCACTTGGTCTAGCTCCTTTTCGTCCTGACTTTGAATTGTCAGATGAATAAGCTCTGCTTTTTATCAAGCTAACGGTCTCAGCATGTCCTATTTCAACAGCTTGTTTTATAACTTTTCTATTAATCTTTTCAAGACTTGCATCATCTACAAATTTCTCTAATTCCTTATATGTATTTTCAAATGTACTAAAATCCATTTTTATGAATTCCAACTAAACCACCTCTTTAGCTTTAATTGTCACTCTCTTATTTATTTTTATTCCATAGTCAACATGAATAATATTAAAATACCTGTCTTCCCAAACTATTCGATAATTCTTGGTATTGAGATTTTTTATCTTCTTACAATACCTAGTCTCAAAATTAAGAACATTCTCCAATTTTGCAGATAAAGCTTGATAAAGTTCCTTGCCGTATAATGACTTAACATCAACCCATGGTCTATAGTATTCTTGCCATTCTTCCTTTCTTACTCCATCAACTATTACATCTGCTTTCTTCTCTATCACTATATACATACTAATCACCTATGTTAGATAGCACATCTAATATACTAGATGTTATCCTATCATTCTTAAGTTCTTTTTCTGTTACACTACCTCGATTATCATACATATCATTAAGTAACTTTTTCATGAGAAGGTCAGCTAAATTCTGACCTTTCTCATAATCTTTATCACTACTGTAATTCTCACGTTCTTTATAGGCGGTTCCAACAAGTCTATCAATTAAAGCTTCTGCAGATACGATTAAGTTTTCTATTAACTCATCATCATCATCAAACTCAATATGTAAATGTTTCTTTACATCTTTTAATTCAATTGACATACGCTATCACACCTTATGCTTTAGGAATTAATACCTTCTTAACGTATCTATCATCTAATTTCTCAACATCAAATCTTTCTTGTACCTTCAATGCTGTTTCATCAGATTCAAAGAATACTGATTTATCTGTAGATACTGTATATCCTTTTCTCTCAAAGAACTTAGCCAATGCATATAAGTTAACTACATAGAATACATAATGTCCTTCTGGTGATACTACCTCTTCATTTGAAAGAGTTTCCAATACTTTCTTCTCATAGTAATCTACTCCATTAACATTCTTAACTAACTCAAGATTTCTACCTTGTTTATCTTCTTGAGACATAAGATATACATATCCTTCTAAGTTAGTTATTGTAATTGTCTTTGCTCTTAATGCTGGTAATGTTCCATCAATTGCAGCCTTAATGTCTTTATGGCTTGTACCTGGTACTTCTGTAGCATTTTCAGTTACTATAGTCATTATTTCTTCATTTTCAGTATTAACTGATGCTTCTGCAAAATCTGGTTTAATTACTTCATTAATTATGTCTATTGCTTCATCTTCTTGTAGATCATTTGCAATAGGAACTAATGAACCATAGTTTTCAATATCATATGGAACATCTTCTGTATTAGCTACTTCTCCAGTTAACTTAGTACCTGATTTATACTTAGTTAACTTCTTTCCACCTATTCTAGCAAATGGCATTTTACCATGGTTAGAACGAGCCTTAACAACATGACAATGCTTTTTAAGTGAAGGGAAACCTTCTCTTAATATTTGCATTTCATTAACAAACTCTTCTGGAAGAACAGCTGCATTGTTATCAATACTAACTGCTGCTCTTTCTTCATCTGTTAAAGATTCTTTTCCTTTAAGAGCAAATTTAACTGCTGCTCTCATTTCATTTACAACATCTGCTCTACTTCTGCCTTCCTTTTGACCTTCTAAACTTCCTTTGTCAAACTCTGCTTCAGCTTCAGCAACAGCTAATAATTGAGTAAGCTTTCTTTTCTCGTTTAAAGCTTCTTCAGCTTTATCAGCATCTCTGTTTTCAATATACTTGTTTATCTCTTGTGTTTTTTCGCTAATTAGACTTCTTAATTCTTGTACTGTCATCTCTAAGCACTCCTATTCTCTAGTTGAATATCTATCAACCTAGACTCTTCTTTTATTTTTTGTATTCTTAATTCATCTTTAGTTGATTCTATATAATCCTTGTAACTTCTACAGCTTATATCTGAAGAACCATAAGCTGGAAAAGTACATGGACTAACTTCATATAAATCAGCCTTTATAATACTTCTCTTGTATATAGACTTTCCTTCATATTCCACTTTGCTCCATTTGTCTTCTTTCGCTCTGAATCCGAAAGAGCTTCCATCTACATCGCCTCTACTAACACTTTCATATGCATCTGTTCCCCATGTATTGTTTGGCAAATCATCCTCATATTCTAATCCTTCTGTATTATTTGAATTAAATCTCAAAGAATCATTCTTAGTAGAGCCTAATGGTTTAGCCATATCATGATTCCACAGACACTTTATTTCTGAACCTGCAGATTTACAATTAGCAATACTTTCATCAAAAGCACCTACTGCAAATTCTTCTAACCATTCATCTCCCCATCTATCTCTAATCAATGTAGGAGCATTATATTTTAGTGCATAACCACCTATTTTTCTTGATTCGTTATTATCTGCAGAACCTTCTCTTATCTCTATTGTATTGGGAAAATTTCTTCTCTCTAACGCATCATTCTTTTTTTCTTGTGACACCTTACTCACCTTCTTTCATAACGTTTTTTCCTAAATCTTTCATCTTTAGAACACCAGCATTTACAATTAAGTCATCTCCACCCTCTTTTTTATTCTTTCTAAGCATACGTCTTCCTTCATTTGGTGAATATACACCATTTGAAACATAGCCTGTTATAATTTTCATTTGTGTCTCTGGTGAAGACCTAAGTATTACATTAGTATTGAATTTAAACTGATATCCTTTTCTACGTTTTTCTTTGGTAAGTAATCCATATGTTACTTCCTGTTCTATGGATTCATATAGAATTAATAATGTATCTACTAAGAAACTAACTTGTTGTTGCTCTAACGAATTATTATTAGTATCTTTTAGATCATTTAATTGGTGCATTTTTATTCCAAATAATGCAGCTATTTGAGATATGTTCATTCTTCTAATTTGTTCAAACTGTGCATCTGATAAGGATAGATTAAGTGACGATACATTAAATCCTGCAGGTACAGTAAATATTCTCTTTGATTTAGAGTAAATCCTATTGAACTTTTCTTGTATTTTTTTAATACCTTTTTCTTCCTTTATATCCGATGTAAGCTGAACTACAACTTTATTAGTTAAACCTGAATCAAACAATGTGTTCAAGTAATTCTGTGATTTAATATTAGTATCAATTGCTGACTTTGCTAAATCTCTAATAGAATGTGTATTAATACCATCCAAGCTAAAACCTTTAAATATTAATAATTCTTCATACAATGCTGTTTGAACCATAGATGTGCCTGCTACAGTAAAATCAACTAAAACTTTATATTTTAAATTAGAATTAAGTATTCCTGCATCATCAATTGTTATTCCAGTAATTCTTATAGGATACAAGCCTACAAGCTCACCTTTCTTATACATCTTGTATAACCCTGATATACCATCATGTTGTCTTAAGGCCTCTATTGTCTTCCAACAGTCAATTGCACTCATATAAGGATTAGGTCTTAAAGATATTAATTCAGATAAATCATCATCTATTATTCTTTCTATTCCATCCTCTGTTTCTCTTTCTAGGTATATTGGTGTTTTACCAATTGCCTCGCTTATTATCTTAATACATGTTAAATATGTAATTTCCTTTAATGCAGAACCACTATATGATGTATAGTCTACACCAAAAGCTTTTAAAAATAATTTTTCTTCATCTGTTAACGATGTACTATTTTCTTCACTTTCTCTACGTTCTACCATTTTATTTAAAAACATAATAACTAACTCCTCGCAATACATACTGCTGCAATAATCATCTCTGCTGCTACAACATAACAACCACTATAAATATTAATCCTTAATGTTGTTAATGCTATAAGTATTAATTAAAAAGTATCATTGCATCTGTAATTATTATTTTAAATTTATCCTTAGTTTCTTTAGTAAAGCTTATTTTTTTCAACTTTGGTCTTTTAAACTTTATTTTTCTCATAGCCTCTCCTACAATTTATCCAATTCAGCTATAGGATCATAATGAGTAATTCCATTTTCTTCAATTGCTAGTAATAATCCCATAAGCATCGCTACAATACCATCTATCTTAAATTTAGATTTCTTCTTACTGTACTTAACACCCATCATTTCATCATATACAGCTATACAATTCTTGGCCATAAAATTAAAACATTCATTCTCTGCGATAATAATTCTTTCATCTACAAGTAAATTCTCAAAATCATTTATTACTTGTGTCATTGTTTTAGTTCCCTGTCCAAGTGGAACAACATCCCACTTATCTTCTAATCTATTTATTATTGTCTGAGAACCCCACATATCGAATCCTATCTGTTCTATATCAAATGTTTCATCAATTTTATATGCATCTTCTAAGAAATGCTCAAAATTAACATATCTTCCTTCTAATGCAATTAGATCACCTTTAGATATCCAATATGAATAAGGTATATTGTCTCTATGTTCTCTCTCAACTACTGTATCTTTAGGTGTATATAGGTAAGGCACTATTATAAACCTTCCTGTAAGTTCTTCATAAAATACCAGGACAAATCCTGTAATGTCATTTTTAGAACTTAAATCTAAGCCACACCAACACTTACAACCGTTTAATTGTTCTACATCAATTTTCCTAGTGCATTTATTAAACAAATCCATGTTAATAGCACCTTTTTCATGGTCGAGTGCTACATGTTGGTTCAAAAACATTCTTCTAAACATATTCTCTTGCATTGGCATTAATCGAATTCGTTTCGCATAGCTTGCCAAATCTTCTAATTTTCTAAAAAATCCTAAAGCTGGATTAGATTTATACCATTGTGACTCATCCTCTACATCACAACCTTTATCAGCTTCATAGATTTTATAATAAAATGTTTCATCAGCCTCTTCACCAGCTTCTATTTTCTTAGCCATATTATAAAGCTGCATCTCTGGATTAGATGGATCTTCTCCTGAAGAAGCTGTTGTTATTGTAATTAGTAATGGTTCATCCCAAGCACCTTGACCAGTTCTTAACTTACCATACATCTCATCATTTTTAGCTTGATGAATCTCGTCTAGCACAGCTACATAATCATTAAATGAATCTGCATTATCTGCATCTGATGATAAAACCATCAATGTATTTTTGTTATCTCTTCTTACAATTGTCTTTGTAGAAGATGTTATCTTGCAATATTTTCTTAAAGTCTTGTTGGTCTTTATAAAATTTTCAATTGTCTTATACAATTCTCCTGCTTGTTTAGTTGTGTTGGCCGTGAGAACAAATAACGCACCAAATATACCTCTCTGACAGAAAAACAAATATACAATTATTATTCCTGCAAGGAATGACTTACCATTCTTTCTTGGAATATTAATATGAGCCTCTCTGTGTTTCCTTCTTCCATCACTTCTACGTTTTACACATAATATTTCAGTTATAATCTCAAACTGAAATTCCAACAATTCAAATATTTTACTTGTACCCTTATCATTCTTTAACTTCTTAGCAAATTTAAATATCTTCCTTGCTTCGTCTGCATCATAATAATATTTATCAGAATTCCATTTAACCTCTAGTTTCTTTATCCAGTTCTCACAGAATAATTCCTCTTTAATCATGAGATATCATATCTTCCATTTCAGGATCATATCCTTCATTCATAATAGATTCCCTCATCCTTCGTCTTGATGCAGGTGTTAAGCCGAGCTCTTTAGCCCATGCCCTCATTTCCGTTTGAGCTTTATTAGAAATACTAACTTCTGGTCTTTGCTGCACATAACCATTTTGGCCAACTTCCATCGTGTAACCATATTCAGCTAATATTTCCTCGCACCTCTTCCATTTCGCATAGTTTGTGCAATAAGCTTCTAATGCTTTTAAATCTTTATCTGTAAATTCTTTATTCTCTGCTACAAAGAGTTTTGCTAACCTTCTCCACTCTTTCTTTGCCATATCATCTAACCACTTCGGACATGGTTTTGGTTTATTTGGGTTATCCATCTGACTCCCCCCTATAGTAAATTTAGCATTTTTTCTCACACAGAGTTGGGGCGCGACTGTGGGCAACTATAAAAAAGTTTTTTCATCCCCCCTACCTTGTAAAATGAGAACGAAAATCCTTTATCCATCATGCCAACAATGCCAAATCGTTTATTATAAATTCATTATGGAACTTCATAAGCATTGCTTTAAGTTCATATTGTGTTTGTCTTTTAATGTGATTATTTTGATCATACAATTCATGTATTGTTTGATGATTGGAATAAGTTAATCCAATAACATTATCTTTAGATATTCTTAAAGAATAATCTTCTTTAAGTTCAATGATATGATGATATGTATCTGCTGCTACTATCTCTCCATATTTGTAATATGCATATATATATAAGCATAGTTGCTTATGTGCCAACATCTCTCTGAATCTTAACCATTCTTTACTATTATAAAACCTTTGTCTTATAGCCTCTTCCTGGTCTCTCATTCGCATTGCTTTATATAACATATGTCTGTTGTAATCAGCATGTCTACTACAGTACTGCTGCCCTGCATCAACTACCTTGTGACATGCTCCGTAACTACATAATTTCTTTAACATCTATCATCATCTTCCTTTATAGTGCTGTCCTAGATTTCAGACAGCACTCGGAGGTTTAAGTAACTTATCTTAACAAAATAAAAAAACAAGAGTAGACCTGTAAGGAATCGTTACCTTACAGAATTCTTCTCTTGTTTGTTTAAATTGTAGCACAAACTTTTAGGAGTTTCAATAATATTATGCCGAGTTTTGTGATATGTTTTGCAAGATTTTTATGCATTTTTTTCTTTGGTAAAATCTGCTACCTATTATTCTTCATCAATTTCAGTTATTTTTAATATCAATGGTAAGTTATATAATCCGCACTTTCCTTTTATCTCATATGTATGCACTTCATCATATTTATCACAAGCGTCCATTTTCATTAAAATAACAGCATCTTCTTTTATCTCTGGATTATTGAGTTTAACATTAAAACCTTTAGAATAATATATTGCTGAACACGTAAAATTTCTTCCTTCTTTCCATATAACTGTTTTAGATGAATCTTCAATATGTATATCATATAATATTACTTCCGATGCCATATTTTGTGTAACATTTTCTATTTCAAAATTTATCTTTGATGACTTTCCGGAATAACCACACATTTTAACTAAAAACTTAGGCATATTACTTATTAATTCACGTTCCTCAATTAGTTTTACCCTTTTATCAGCTTCTGCTTGAATAGATTTATTTTGATATAGTGTTAATGCTCCTAATATTGTAGTTCCTAAAAAAGACAATACAGCGCCATAATAAGCCAGCATATCCTTTTCATCCCATGCAACCTTAATAAATGGATATTTTTCTCCTAGCCAATACATATAATGAATCAGCACAGGTCCTATGAAAATCCCTATTATTAATAATAACAAACCTATTCTGAATGATTTTTTAAGTTCTTTATCGATTTTAATCATCATATCTTATCCTTTCGTATATTAATCTTATTCATCTTATCATATCATATATTTAAAATCCATATTTAACCTAGGTCTATTATATTTGATTTACATTATCATATACATTTCAATTTCTTTTCAATCTATTTAATTTTTTCCAAGTTTTTGGTTTTGGGCATATTTCTACTGTTTCTCCATTACTTACCTCATATCCCAGACTACAACCATATGGCTCTCCTGACAACGGATGTCCATCTGTTACTGCTGCTAAACAACCTTTACATTTTTTCTTTCTCATAATCTTCCCATTTTATACCTCTCTATTGCTAATATTTAGCATTATCTAATAACCACTCCAAAACTCTACATCCACCTACATACAACACTTCTATTACTATTGGTAGCCATATTGGTGCAAATACCCACCACCAACTCCAACTAATTATTCCTGCTAACTTAAGTCCAATTAATAGACCTATTAAGAATCCAAATAATTTCATATCATCATCCTTCCTCTAGTCCTTCCAATTCCAGTTCATTTATATGAAATATATGCGAAATTCCATCTATCTTTCCACCTACAACATCATCCGAGATTATAGGAACATCATTATTCTCTCCATTTACCTCTATTCTTTTTAAATATTCTACTGCTGCTGGATTTCCTTCCATAACCGTCACCATCCACGACTTTCCATGCCATAAATTTATAGCCCAATCCTCTATCAACAAGTCTGCACCACTCATATCCTCTTTAAAATAATTTAATCCCACACCATTTTTCACTTTAACTGTTTTACCTGCATATTTATATCTTTCTCTCATTACTTACTAATCCTTCCATTTCTCACTTTACCATTTTTCTCATCTATTTTTCTAAAACAAACATATTGGAAGAGAGGGAACTAAATCTCTCAAATAAATATAAGGGGGAATATATTATGAAACTACTAACTACCATAGTAGATATATTTGAGTTAATCACAATCTTAGCAGACTTAAAAAACCAAATATATTTCATCATCCTAACTTTAATATGTATCATTAATAAATACATACGTTAGTATATATACCGGAGAACATTCTCCGGTATATATTTTGCTTCAAATTTCACAATAATTCCTTACTCTATATAACTCAACTGCTGCTTAATATCTGCAGGTATATTTTTCTCCCACACATAACTGTTCTTCAGCATATAATTGTTATATGACGATGCAGTCTTATTAGCTCTCATCTTTGCTTGTTCTGCCCAGGACTTTTTCTCATCACTATCTGCATCCTTGTATTGTTCATATACTAACTTATCTGAATTATATGATGACATCATTACTCTGCATGTATCTTCAACCTTTTTCAACACTTTATAATTAGTATTTTCATTTACTTTTTGATTTGTATAGTCTACTTTATTCATTGCATAGGTAAACCAACCATTCACACTACCAACTACTAAAAATGCTACTAATGCAACACCTATAATTGTTCCTATGATTCCACTTTTAGACATACACATTACCTACTTTCCTATTTTTAGAATTGGTTTATCTACTTCAAATGGTATATCTGAATACAAGTAAGTGCCTGTCCATTCTATATACTTACCATCTGTCGTAAAGAAAAATATTCCCTGGTCATTTTCTCCATATGAACCATCTACATCCGCTAACCACTCATTTTCCACGCTATACGTTTGTGATGTTTGCTCATAATATTCACTATCTGGTGTTAAATAAGAATTTAAACTTGATACTTTTCCGTCTACTACAAATTGATTTAATATCGCTCCTGACTCTGATATTAATACTATGTATCCTAATGGCTTTTCAATTTCACACTGTAGTGTATTAGCTTTTTCTCTTTGCCCATTTACCCAATATGTTCTCTTGATTAGGTTATATCGTTCTAATGAATAATCTATATCTGTTGGTGTTGGTTGATTATTTGCTAATTTGTCTGCTACATTTTTTGTATTCTCTTTATCAGAGTACGTTGAACCTGCTGCTTCACTACAACCTGTTAACAAAAATGCTGCAACTAACATTAATAAAATTACTACTACCATTATCATACTTACTATTGATGTTCTTCTTTTTCTCATTTCTATTTCCTCACTTTCATTTTCTACTACATTCTTTTGCAAAATTTCCTAACATCTTTGTACTATACTTCTCTTACGTTATTCTTTGTCAACTTCCTCTGTACCTTGATATTATTATTTGCATTTACTTCTAGAATAGCTTTTATATTCTTTCCTGTATCAATTGTTATCTTTTTTATCTTTTCTCTTGATAACAACTCAACTGCTTCACACATCAAACTAGATACATCTGGGAAATCTTCAGCAAAATATTGCTTTACTACCTCTTTCCCCCTTTCAACTTGTGTTTTTATTCTCTTTTCTTTTGTTGCCTGAAAACATTTACAATCTTCTGTTGCTAATAAATTTAGATATTCTTCCTTACTACTTGCTCTGACAATATCACCTTCATATGCTTCTACCATATGAACTTGGCCACAATATATACAACTTCCATATTCATTTACATACTCATACTCACATTCATCTTTTTCTTCAATACTTTTATCCTCTTCATTAACCGCATTATTCTCTATTACTTCTGATACCTCATTCTCTACATTTTCTTCAATAACTTCCTTAGACATTTCTTATCTTCCTTTCTAAACACTTAGTATTTTTACATTTTTCACATATCTCTCCACAAAATCCACGATGTTGTCTACTTTTTCTCTTTTTGTGTGGATATTCATCATCTATAATTTCTAATTGGTTTATAGTTCCGTTGAAATATGCCTTAATAACTTCTATTGCATTATCAGCTTCATATACTACTAATGCTTTACCCCCATACTTATTAATTGATTCTATAAATTCTCTTTGTGATGTTGTTGCTTTATTTTTGCCTGCCTTTAATTCTATGTATAAATTGCTATAGCCACTCTTAGCTACAGGAATACATATATCACTAACTCCACACTTCAGACCTTCTCTCTTTAATCGTCTTCCGTTGGATGCAGAACGCTTACCCTCATTTGGGATATGATACATAGTTTCTAGACCAGGATATTTATTCGCGTTCCAACTAGCCCACTCGAACACAACTTGTTGCTCATTTGATTCTGACACTTTATCACTTCTTACTTTTCATTAATTTAAGATGTTCATCTTTTATCATTTGTCCAAAATCATCAAGACTCATTTGTTCATCCATGTGTTCTCGTCTGTATTCAATAGCTTTTTGAATTGCTTCATCCATACATTTACTAGATAATGCTATTCCATTCTTTAATCCATCTTCATATCCATAACTCTCACTTCTTGATGAAACTTTATATAGATATTGGTCTAATTCTTCTCTTTTCATGTTCTTTATCTTTCTGTACAATGCTCTTTCAATTCCAAAAGATGTTTTTTTCATTCCTTATCAAGTCCTTTCTTTGATGTGTTAATTTTTATTAATGTATAAGCAAAATATGGATATCCTGTACGTTCATGTATTCCTTCCCTTGTCATATCTTCATCTATGTAATATTTGCCCTGGAGTTTTTTTGGAACTACTGCAATTCGGTTATACCAACCTTTGTTTTTTACAATTTTCTCAACTAGAACCACTGGCTGTTTCATATTTCTAGAACAACACCATCGTTTCTTTTGCATAGCTCCCTCTGTTCTGAAATAATTTGATGACTGCTTAATCAAATAATCTGCTAATGCTGCATAGTTTGGATGCTTGTCTAAATAATTAAAATGATCCCTTCCATAATTCCATGTATGCATTATTTCCCTTTCTCTTACTCCTTCAGGTACATTAATCACTAGATGATGATGTCTCGCTCCTTTCTTGCCTACTTCCATCACACTTACATACTTCAATACACTATTTGCTTTTTTATATACTTTTCTTAACTCCCTTAAGAATTTATTTATATGCTCCCTCATCTCTTCATTATCCTTTGGTCTTTTCTTAGGATCGTAATCAAGTACTATATGCACATCTCCATATCCAAAATTACTATTTATCTTCCATCGTAACTTTTGAGCTGCTACTCTCTCATTTACTACTAACTGTTCTTCTTTAGTAAAGCTCTTTCTCTTATCCCTCTTCTTGCACTTCTTACCATATCTGCTACTATAATACTTTCTTATCTCTATCACTTGTCCTGTTTTGACCATCTTATATACATATGGCATTTACACTATTCCTTTGTCGTTAAGTTAATACTTTTAACAAGTCATAAAGAAGGGCGAAATTCCCTTTAAAATAACGCATTTTTGGCACTTTTTTATTTGACTTTTTTTATATTTTTTGCTATACTAAAAAAGTGTTTAACACGTGAATATATTCTTAAATTAAGCAGTGACCAAAAGTCACTGCTCTTGCTTTTTCTAGACTTGTTTTTATCATCTGTGAATATTCCTTATTTAAAAATCTTAATAACAGACATTTCATAGCATGTCCTAACTTCTATTAATGGATTACCTACTTCGTCTGTTCCAATTTGCTTGTTATACTCTCTTGATTGCATTCTTCCTAATAGCTCTATCTTATCTCCAACATTCCATTCATTATGTATATCCTCTGCTACATTATTCCAAAACACTGTTGGGATATAATCTGACCCATCTTCACGATTAATTGCTATTATGGCATCTACAATCTTTATTCCCTTAGGTGTATCCCTAATGTCTAATTTCTTTGCTATAAAACCTGTTACTTTGACTTTATTCTTACATTTATTTTCCTGTTCAATAACAATTTCATTTGCTAGTACAGTTACTTCTAATTTATTTCTTTTATCATTTTTCTTATTTCTTGTACGAACTTCACCCTTTATAGATATAATTTGTCCTACAATTTCTTTTCCCTGTTCCTCAAGACTTGATAAAACATCAAATGCCTTAGAAGCACCTGAAAATGTAATAGGCAATATATCACTATTATTACTTAATCTTGATACATCCAAATACATCTTAAAAAACTCTATTCCATTCTTAACACTTACTACCTCTGGATATGTCTTTACTATTCCTGTTAATTCTATTACTTGATTTCTCATATATATTTCTCCTATGTCCTTTATTTCCCTTAACTTCCAAATATGACTACTTATATTTCCTTGCAGCTAAACTACCTTTTTTTAACTTAATTGTAATCTCTAAATCTTCATCTATTCTCTGTCCCATATAAGGCTCAACAGATACTATTTCATCGTGAGTATTATATGCTCTTGCTGTTGCTTCATCCCTTGCAGGTATTAATCTAGAAATTACTTTGTTATCTCTTATAACTCTAACTACAAATTTTTTCATCACTCTTATTCTCCAAATCATACTTTTCTTTAAAAATAGGCATCATAACTCTAATTCCTACTGTAACCTTATCTAAATTATCAGTATTAATAACAAATAATATATGCTGCAAAAACTGTCTTGCAGACATAGTTTCTAACATATCTTTACTTATTAATTCACTATCTAAAGAATCATAACCTATTTTATATACTTCAGACTGTTTACACTCATCCACTAAATCATCTAACATACTATAAACTCTCTCTGACAATGGTTTATTTTCTCTGATATAACATTCAACTTCTCTTTCAATAAAGAAATCTGCCGCCTTATCGTCGATTCCATCATCCAATGTTAAATTAAATAAGAATTCGTAATTCATATCCTTCTCCTTGTAATTTTCAATTTTTAATAAGCCTTAATTTATTTTTCATCACCCTCTTTTCATAATCTATTAAACTAATTGGTGTACTATATTCTTTTATCCTTTTATCACGTATACAGTCGCATGTTTCTCCAGGATCTAAATTAGCACCACAATTACTGCACTTATTAAAATAAGCCACCTTATCATCCTTTCTTACTACCAATACATAAAATCAACACACCATTTATTATCATGAATAATACATGTGCTAAGAAGCTATGTAATAATTTCTCTATTGTTATTAAATCCAAATTGTATTTATTTACTGAAAAAAACATCATTAACCATGACATCACCATTACTGCCTTTAATATTATTTTTATATCTCTTCTACTTGCCATAATACTTCTCCATTTCTTTCAGATATGTTGTTCTACCCTTAAGATTTAGACTCTTCTTTTTCTTGCTTTTCTACAACTATTCTGATGAGCAACATATCTAAGCTCTTTACCTAAAAACTTCAAGAATAAATACTCATCAGCTACTTTGACAACCTCTGCTACATATTCTGATAAAGGCGTTCCATTATACAATTTGACTCCATTATCAACATGTACCAAATCCCCTTTTTGAAATTTCATTATCTTTCTCCTTCCTGTATATTGATATGAGAACCACCAATATTAGCAATAGCTAACATTTTAACATCATCTGGTTTTGTCAAATCATATCCTTCATATTTCTGTAGGAATTCCTCTAGGGTAGATTTTCTTACCTTATAGCTTCCTAGTTTAAGTACTGGTAATAGCTTATGATTTATCAATTCATATACATAAGCTTGATTACAATGTAGTAACTCTGATACTTGTTTAACTGTGAATAACATTTCTTGCATCGAATGTCCCTCTTTTCTTAAATTTATATTTAAAATCTATTGATTTTCTTGAACCAACTTATCACTAACTATTGGCAATAATAATCTTGGTATTGACCACATATGCATTCTTGTAGGTGCCTTTACAATCTTCTCTAACATATCCGCATAAACATCCATAGCAGACATATTATCTATTTCAATTGCTCCAATATATTTATCCATTGCAATTTTATTGCTAGATCTTTTGTATATACCTGTACTTCTACACTTATCTGCGATAAAATGTATTTTTTCTTCTATTTCTTTTGTAAACGAAAAGGTGTTGTCCTTTTCCTCATAACATAAAGGCATATCCAATAGTTCTCCAACAAGCTCATCTATGCTTTTTTCTTTCTTTTGTTCCATACTTCTCACTCTCTTTGTTTTATTCTATTTAATTGATAATTTAACTTTTTCATGATAAAATTCCTCGTGAAAGGTGGTGTTATCATTATGTCTAATATACAGCTAACACTTACAGATGCTGAAGCAGCATGTATTTGTGGGGCAGTTAGAGCAGAACTTCATGAGCTACAAATGGATTTAAAAAATAGTAATATTTCTAAAAGCGACAAATTAGAAATACAAAACTCAGTTGAAGCATGCACTAGTATACTTATTAAACTATCTACTGCCGACCCAAATGCTATTTATCTATAAGTATTTTCATGCCCGTCATTTTGACGGGTAATTTTTTTCTACGATAACGACTACAATAATATGTATTTACTTTAATCTTTCCATTATCATTTCTTATTATCTTAATGTATGGCATTGTTCTACCTCTTTTCTTCTTTATATACACTGCTCAAGATTTTTTAGTAATCGCCCAACTACTGGAATTGATATTTGTTCTCTTATTAATTTGTTTATAAAAAAATTTATTAAAACAGAGGTCTTGAGCAGTGTTTGTTAAATATGCATAGGCATATTAACTAACTAAATTTATCAAATTCATTTCTACAAGTTTTTCTTTAAAAAACTCTGTATTAACGCCTAAAGCGCTACATATCTTAAAGTATTCTAATGTTTCTATTTTTCTTCTTTCATTTAATATGTCATTAAATGTATTTATTGGCATATTCGCTTTCTCTGCAATTCTACTTTGTATTAATCCCTTGTCATTTATGTAATTTTTTATAACTGTTCCTAACATACAAACCTCCTAAAATATTATACGGATTTTCCGTTGGTAAATTGATACTACTACATTATTTCCGTATTGTCAATAAGTTTTTACAGAAATTCCGTATTTTTTTACGGATTATCCGTAAAAATTAGTTGATTTTCAACGATATATATGTTAGTTTCTTATTATGAAACAATTAAAATTCAGAAAGTAGGTGTTAATTTGACTTCCATAAGGCTAAATATCCAAAATAATATTTATAAATACCGAAAAGCCTCTGGTATGTCTCAAGCCCAATTAGCAAAAGCAATAGGTGTAAAAAACTCTACTGTATCATCTTGGGAACGTGGAGCTAATGCTCCAGACATTGAAACTCTATTTAAAATATGCACATTATTTAATGTGAAAGTTGCCGATATGTTTGGATGCGATACCGTAGATAAAGACGGAAAATTAATTGTTTATGGTTTTGAAAAAGATTTAGTTATTTCATACAGAAATGCAGATGAATTAGATAAGACCATTGTTCGTAGAACATTGAAACTAGATGATGTTTCCCAAAATCAAAAGAACGCATAATATCCAAATCTAATAATGTTATTCATGTGGATTTTTAATTTTAGAGTATAAATAAATTTAAGGTGTACAAAGATTTTATAGGAAGTGATTAAAATGGATTTTAATGATAGGTTGAAAGAAATTTCTGATAGAGTACAACATACTAGTCTATCAGATGAACAAATCGAATATAGTGAAACTATATTTGAAAATATTAAACATATTAATGAGTATGGTCAAGAATTTTGGTATGCACGAGAGTTACAAAAAGCTTTAGAATATACCGAATACAACAAATTTGTTCCTGCTATTAATCGTGCTATTAAAGCATGTGAGCAAAGCGGAAATGACATTTCTATACATTTCGCCCAGGCGAGCGAGATGTTACAAATAGGTAATGGTGCTAAACGAAATTTTCCTAGCTATAAATTATCTAGATATGCTTGTTATCTTATCGTTATGAATGGCGATTCAAGGAAACAAGTAATAGCTCTTGGTCAAACATATTTTGCTGTAAAAACAAGACAACAGGAGTTAATTGAAAACTACAATCAATTATCTGAAGATAGAAAAAGACTAGCTATCAGACATGAAATGAAAGAACATAATAAGTCATTAGTTGAAGCTGCTCAAGGAGCTGGTGTAATAGAGCCTAAAGATTTTGCTATTTTTCAAAACAAAGGCTATCAAGGTTTATATGGTGGACTAGGTCAGAAGGATATTCATTCTCGCAAAGGACTAAAAAAATCACAAAATATATTAGATCATATGGGCAGTACAGAGCTTGCTGCTAATCTATTTCGAGCCACTCAAACTGATGAAAAACTTAGAAATGATAATGTTCAAACTAAATCCGAAGCTAATAAAGTTCATTATGAAGTTGGCAAAGCTGTAAGACAAACTATAAAGGAACTTGGTGGAACTATGCCAGAGGATTTACCTACACCGGAAAAAAGCATTAAACAAATTGAACGAGAAGAAGCAAAAAGGCTCAAGCAAATCAATACAATAGAATAATTTGTAATTAATATAAATATTATTCATAAATACATAAGAAAAATCCCCTGCTACCAACAGGGGACATTCCTAACAATGCAAGTGCAAGTATATCACTCACATTATTCACAGTTCAAGAATAATTATATGTGATACATCTTGTATTTGCAAGGTGTATTTTTTATGCACCTTTTTATTAAACAGTTTCACAGTAATTTGCTAGGGACATAAATATCCTTAGCAAAATAGAAAGAAAGAGGTAGATAATATGGCAAATGTATCATGTAGAAAAAGAGGTAACTATTGGCAATATCGTTTTGATGTTGCTAGAGTAGATGGAAAAAGAAAACAAATAAGCAAATCTGGATTTAAAACAAAAAAGGAAGCTTTAGCTGCAGGTATTAAAGCTCTATCAGAATATAATAATTCTGGAAATGTATTTGAACCTAATACTATAAGTGTATCTGACTATTTAGACTACTGGTTAGACACTTACTGTAAAATGAATTTAAAATACTCAACTCAACAAGGTTATATAAATATAATCAATACGCATCTTAAACCAAAATTTGGTATGTATAAACTAAATGCTTTATCTGCTGCATCCATTCAAGAATATGCTAATGATCTAAAAATTGAAGGTTATGCAAAATCTTCTCTTACAGGTATCATATCTGTATTATCTTGTGCATTAAACTATGCAGTAGAACCACTACATTACATAGCTTTTAATCCTTGTACATATGTTAAATATCCTAAATATACAAGAGACACAAAAAAAGATAAACGCTTTATAATCTCTCCTGAAGACTTCAAACGAATACTTGAGCGTTTCCCCGAAGACTCAAACTTTTATATACCTTTAATGATTGGATATTACACTGGATTAAGAATTAGTGAAACTTTTGCACTTACTTGGGATGATATTGATCTAAACAATAAAACTATATCTGTAAATAAGATAACTGTTAAAAGAAACCATGGCGTAGAACCTAGACGAGTCACTAAAGTTAAAGGAACAAAACAAGAACATTCAGATTGGTACTTTGGAACACCAAAAACTTCTACTTCTACTAGAATTGTACATATAGGTGATACATTATGTTCTGCTCTCAAAAGAGCAAAAGCAAATCAAAGAAAAAATGAACTACAATATGGTGAATTTTATACTAAGATATACAAACAAACTGTAAACGATGAAAAAGGAGAACCAATAACCAAACTTATAGAAGTTGAGAAATCTATCCCTATAAATCTTCCTGTAGTAGATTTAATATGTGTACGTGAAGATGGCCATATGGTAACTACCGATTCATTTAAATATTGTTCTAGAGTTATTCGTCATGAACTACAAATTGCTTTTAATTATCATTCACTTAGACATACACACGCAACACTTTTAATAGAAAATGGAGCTAATGTAAAAGATGTTCAAGAACGATTAGGTCATACCGATATACAAACAACATTGAATACTTATGTACATAATACTCCTAATAATCAACAGACCTCTGTTGATATATTTGAAAGATTGATAAACTAAATTAAGAAAGAAGGCACTGAATAATCAGTGCCTTTCCTTTTTAAAACTTTTCTACTTCATCTGGATATACCCACATAGGGAATGCTTTTAAACCATAGTTTCTAGCAATGATAAGTTTACCATTTTTATCTCTTCTATATGGTCTAAAAATAAGAACTTTTCCTTCATCGTTCATCTTCATAGCATTGCCTCCTTTCGCAACAATTTTAAAATTTTCTTGCGAAAGTTTACCGACTATGCTATACTCAAGGTGTCGAGACTTGAGCGATAGTCAGTAGACTTTCGCTTTGCCAGGTACTTTGTATCTGGCTTTTTTATTTATAATTAAATCTCTTAAAAGAAATTAATTATCCTATTGTCTATGTAAATATTATTATTAGTTAATAACATCCTTAAATTTAATACCCATTTCTTTAAAATAATCTCTTAACAGCTCTTTAGCAAATAAATCAGCTTGCAATTCGGGCTGACGTTCCTTAGGTACATTTCCTCTTGCCAGACCAACCATAGAAATATCATGTAAAAAATAATGACCTATTTCATGGGCAAGTGTAAATAAATCACTTGGATTCCCCTCTTTTGCACCATAATATACATCCTCTCTTATTATAATTTCATTAGAACTTGTATTAGCTCTGCCATAAACTCCTGGCATATCTTTCACTGGAACTACTTGAAAATTATAATCTTCATCCATCTCATATAACTTGTTCTCAATAAATTTTACTAAATCCAATTTGCCATTATATGAAATTTTTATTAAGCTTCTAATTATGCTTGCTAATTTCTTAATTGTACATTTCTTAACTGGTCTGGCTATAAAAAGCATATATACCTCCTAAATTTCTTCCAAAAGTTTTTTAAATACCCTTTTTTCTATTTTTTTAATATCAACATCTTTAACATCAAACTCATCAATATCTAATGTTTTAATTTTTCTCGCAAAACTCAACATTATTTCTTTTTCTCCCATGTTATAAGATGTAATATCTATACACTCACTATTAATAGCTCTATATATACTATCTTTTAATTCACTAACCTGTGATTCATTTATTCTATACAACTCTTGTATTTTTGTTTCCCATTCTTTAGGTGGTTTTTTCTTACCATTTTCAACCTGTGATAAAAACGCAGCTGTCACTCCCAATTTCGCAGACATATCTGCTAATAATTCATCATTATCAATCCTTAATTTCTTACAAAATCTCCCAAAATCCGTTAATCTTGCCATATTCAACCTCCATAAAACACATACATAGTTTCACACTTCTATGTCATTTTAACCTCGTTGGGTAAATTTGTCAATGTGTTTTTTGTAAATCAATTACAATTTCCAAATATAGTATATTCTTATTTTTAAAAAAAGTCAACGCAAAATTCATCAAAATTTGCGTCGACTTTTACTTTCGTTAATAATATCTTCTCTTTATTAAGTTGACCACAACTTTATAATTTTGTGGTCAATTTGTGGACAAACCACACTTTTTTCACTATTTAAACTACTAAAATCCTTTATTTTCCTTGCGTAGCACACACACAGTTTCCACATGGGTCGAGTTAATAAGGTTAATGTCATCAGTTGGCGGAAACATATCAACTCTCCCTGTTGTCGGAAACATATCCATATTATACTGCCCCCTAATTTAATAATCAATTTCTCATCCCTATAAATTGGAAGTTGTCTCTCTGGTAAACTGAAATTTTCAATTGTTCGTCAAATTGGAATTTATTTTAAGCTATCACGTTTTACCTTTTTAAGTCTTACTATCATTACCATAGGAATTTCTTTGTTGGTTTTGAAACATTCTTCATAAAATCCATCAATGACAAATCCAGCTCTAAAACAAAGGTTAAAAATATCTTGTATGGAACGATGATAATA